GGGTAGTATTGCTACTACATCAAGCAGAATTTCAATCGGTTCTAATGATGTCGGTTTGTTTTTTGACAGCACCAACGAAAGATTTACTCCAATCGATCAAGCAAACCAAACCGATAGAGATGCGGCTATTGACTTGGGATATGCTTCTAGCCGCTTCAAAGACCTTCATTTATCAAACGCAATAGGTAACGGAGCGGCTGGCGTACTATTTAACGACGGTAGCAGTGACGATTTAATACCTTATTCAATGACTGCAGGCGATACAGTTGATAACAGCATTTCATTGGGTATTAGTTCTAAACGCTTCAAAGACCTTTTTCTGTCAGGCGTTTCCTACAACGGTGACGGAAGTGCTTCAGCGCCTTCAATTTCATTTGGTGCAGATACGAATACAGGTTTTTACAGAGTTGGCTCTGACCAAATAGGTTTTGTTACAGCGGGAAGTCTCAAAGCAAAATTAGATGCCTCTGGAAATCTTGGTATCGGCACTAGCAGTCCACAACAGCTTCTCCACCTAAGTGCCAATAATCCGGGTGGAAAAATCCGTCTCGAAATGGGTCAGGCAGGCGTAGCCGCAAACGACGTGACAGGTGAAATTGAGTTTTACCACAATGATTCGAGTGGTGCGGGTGTTAATGCAAACATCAAAGGAATTTGCACAAATAGTACTGGAGCAGGTGCATTAACATTTGGCACAGGCACTACTTCAGCCACAGAACGCATGCGCATCGATGCGAGTGGCCAAGTAGGTATCGGCGAAACAGACCCAGACAGTACGCTTACAGTAAAAGGTTCTGCTCATACTAATTTCCAAGTTAAATCTAACAGCGAAAGCACTAAGGCTTTTATTCAAACAGTACAAGATTCTGATGTTCGTATAGGTTCTAGCACTAATCATCCTGTTGCTTTTTATCAAAACGGCACAGAACGCATGCGCCTAGATGCAAGCGGCAACTTGTTTGTTGGGAAGACCAACAACACTCTGTCAAACGACGGAACCGTCATTAGAGCAGGCGGAGAAGTACTGGTAACAAACACCAGTGATATTGTTGCTAACTTTAACAGAACAGGCACAGACGGCTCTATTGCAACCTTCTACAAAGACGGCTCAACAGTCGGTAGTATTTTTTCAGGTCATGGAGGTACTCAAGTAGGAATAGGAGTTAACACTACTGGCATTACCTTTAACCCTAGTACTAGAAGCTTGATGCCTGCTGACCCGTCAAGCGCTAACCCGCAGTTACACGCAACTTTGGACATAGGTCACCCCATTGTTCAATGGAAAGACCTTTACCTGTCAGGCACTGCTTATTTGAGTAAAGCGATTGATGAGGCCACATTACCAAGCACTCCTGCAAACCACGCTATTACGCTATATCCACCAATTACTACAGCCCGATATGGTGGCGGTATAAGTTGGTCAGAAGGTACAAACACAGCCGCTAGTATTAATGCTGTAGATGCTGGCAGTGGCGGTGCATTACACCTTGCGTTTTCTACTGGTAGCAATTCTGCAATAGCAGAACGCATGCGTATCACCTCAGCAGGTGAGTTACAGCTAACTGGTAATGGCGTTTTAAGAAACCAAGAAAGCGGCGGAAACTTTAGTTATCTGCAACAAACTTCATCAGACGCTAGATTGTTTGTGCAATATAGTCAGCCTTTGCTGTTTGGTACTAACAACACGGAACGCATGCGCCTAGATGCAAGCGGCAACTTGTTGGTTGGAACTACTAGCCACATTTTTGGCACAAATTTTTTATTAAATCTTTCTGGATCTAACCCTCTAGCATTAAAACAAACTTCAACAGCAGCTAATAATAACGCGCAAGTGAATTGGCACGTTGCAACAACTGGAGATAATAGATTTGTAGAGTTTGGAACTGAAACTTCATTTACAATACGAGGCTCTATTACCTACAACCGCGCAGGCGGCTTAGTTGCTTACAATACAACCTCAGATTATCGCGCTAAAGACATTATTGGGCTTATTGAAAACACAGGAAGTGCAATTGATGCGTTGAAGGTTTATGTCGGCAAAATGAAAAACGCTAACCTTGAGCGCCCAATGTTAATTGCTCACGAAGCGCAAGAAGTAGCGCCTTATGCGGTAACGGGCGAAAAAAATGCCGTAAATAAAGACGGGACTCCAAAATATCAGGAAATCGATATGTCATCTTTGGTTCCGTTACTTATTGCTGAAATTCAATCACTACGTGCGCGAGTCGCACAACTTGAAGGAGAAAACTAATGGCCGCAACATTTACATGGACTATCCCAACCGTTGAGAGAGTGCTCGCTGACGGGGGAATCACTATCGCCCACTGGCGCTGTGATGCAGTTGAAGACACTTACAGTGCTGGCAGTTACGGTACGGTGGGTTTGACGTATGATGCGTCTTCGAGTGATTTCATTGCTTACGACTCAGTGACAGAAGCTAATGTGATCACATGGGTACAAACCCATGTAAGTAAGTCAGATACGGAGTCTGCCCTGCAAGCAGAAGTCGATGCGCTCAAAACACCTACTACTGGATCTGGAGTGCCTTGGTCATGATTGGTTTATTAATGGACGTTGCGAACATCGCAACATCAGTTATCGCGGTGTGTTCGCTAATCGCCGCTGTCACACCCACACCCAAAGATGATGTGTGGATTGGAAAAGCGTACAAGTTCCTTGAGGTCTTGGCGCTCAATATAGGGAAAGCAAAACAGTAAGGAGAAGCTACGATGGGAAAAAATGAAAAGACCCCTATCACAGTTAACGACAAAGAATATTTTATTGACGATTTTAACGATCGCGAAAAGTATCTTTGGAATCACATCAGCGATTTGGCTGTCAAACTTGACAAAGCACGCTTCAATGTTGATCAGCTTGCTTTCGGGCGAGAGTATGTTATTAATCTTTTAGCGCAATCATTGGAGCAAGCCGATACTGATGAAGAAGTATCTGCTGATACTCTTAATTAGTCTTGCTAGTTCCGTCTCAGCGCAGGTAACTGAGCCAGAGATTGATCCTGAACCAGAGATTGATCCTCCGCCGACACGTGAAGATGAGCCGCCTAATAGCGATGAGGTGCCTGATAATGACCCCGGCACAGATACCAATATTGAGGGTGACTTAAACACGTCAAACTCAAATAATAACAACGTCACAAAAACCTTTAACGGAGCAGGTTCACGGTCAATGCCAGCAAGCACAGCCATTGCCCCCTCGTTAATGAGCAATGGGACACAGTCATGCCTGAAGTCATTATCAGGTGGTGTTCAGTTGGTTGGTATTGGTTTATCGTCTGGAATGTACCGTCAGGATGAAGAGTGTAATCGCAGGCTTAATGCGATCACGTTGTCAAACATGGGTATGAAAGTAGCTAGTGTCAGCCTAATGTGCCAAAACGCGCAAGTCTGGCGAGCGATGTTTATGTCAGCTACCCCGTGTCCTATAATAAGATCAGGACGTTTGTTAGTTGGAAAGAATGCGCTATTAGCAATAAAACAAAATCCAGAGTTATGGATTCCCGATTATGAAGAAGAATCAGAGTTTTACGATCAACTGTTAGCTGGGGGTGGTGATGAGAATGGCGAGCAAGATTCTACTGGCGGCAGTCTTAGTGAGCGTTTCCGTTCCACTTTGCGCGACAGAGATTGACGATCTTGTAAATACCTCCCAAAGTATTCGTGACACCTTCGCATACGGTATCAAGACTATTGCTGGTGGCGAAGCCTACACGCATGACGGTCTGATAGCACCTGCTATGGCGAAAGACGGTCACATTACTACAGATCAGCAAAATGCCTATAACGCGGCTGTATCTGCGGTTATGGCGGCTACCTATACCTACAATCCCGGTGCAGAAGAATACTTTCAAGACCAAGCTGATCAAGCGATGAATACGGTCTCTGAAATGATTGATGCGTATGTTGAGGCCGCACAAACCATCATTATGGTTGCGACTGTTAACGAGATGGCACAAGACGCGCAGTCCGCACCTGATGAGCGTGAAGCCATGGCACTCCAAGAATTCATGGGTGCCAATGACGTGACACTGCAAGATGAAGAGATTGAAGCATACAACGACGCGCTATCTAATACAGAAGAGGCCATACAAGTCGCGGCGGCTTACATGGCTGTTGCTAATGACGAAGGACTTATAGATCAAGCTAACACGATGGCATTTGACTTGCGCGTTACCTATGAGGAAGCCGCATCTGTTTTCTTTGACTTGGCGACTGAAGCTGTATGGGTATCATTTGACGGTGGCGAGTCGATTCAAGGGTTACAGTTAGGCAACTATTTTGTTACTGCTGACGATGTTTTAGGACGTGCAGAGACACAAGACTTCTGGCTTGAATCACCCGAAGGCGGTTGTTGGTTTGCAGAAGATTATCAGGAGTGTTTAAACAATGGCTCTTGAAGATGTTGAGGTTAATGTCGGCGGGACGTCCATCAAGGGTGTTTGGATTGCTATTGTATTAACTTTTGGGTCAACCATCGGGGGCGGAATCTGGGCGGCGTCACAGTTTTTTGCACAACTAACTGAGCAGTCTGAAGCGGTGATCGCGGCCACAGCACAGGCAGAAGCGCTTGCTACACGTTTTGACGACCTGCGCGATACTAACGCGCAACGCCTGCAAGCGATGGATGTAAAGCTATCAAACATGGAACAGGCAATGACAGCGGCTGATGTAGAAAATCTTCAAGGTAAACTCGCAGAGCTAGGGGCAAATCTAGTATCAATCATGGATGCTCAACAAGAGTTGTTAGATATACGAGACAGAATTGCTTTGGTAGAAAAAACATCATCTGAAACAGAGCTACGTGTGTCTGGTAAGTTAGATTCCTTAAATACATTGGACGATCGCTTCAAACGATTTGAACGTGACATGGATGATTTGTGGATGGCGATTGACGCAACTAACCCGCTTGGGGGTAACTAGTGGACACAGCAGAAGAAGCGCTGAAGCGCATCGAGATACACGAAGCTGAGTGCAAACTCATGCGTGAAATGATCGAAAGACGGTTGGATCAAGGCCAAGCGCGATTTAATAGGATCGAACGAATGCTCTTTGCCATGTATCCTTTCATTATTGCGTGTTTGGGCGCTGTGGAGTATTTACGATGAATTTTGACAAAGTCAAAGGGTTAGTGGGTTCATTGGCACCGACGCTAGGTGCCGCTCTCGGTGGGCCTGTAGGTGGCGCGGCGGCATCCATGCTTGCAGATGTGTTGGGCTGTGACCCTGCTCCACAGAAGATTGAAAGGGCTTTGGCGCAAGCCACGCCTGAACAGTTAGCTGAGATTAAAAAAGCCGAATTAGGCTTCGAAACAAGGATGAAAGAGCTTGAGGTCGATGTATTTGCTCTAGAAACAGCCGATGTTCAGGATGCACGAAGAAGCAGTAACTGGGTTACGCAAACCATAGGTTTAATTATGGTCTTGTTTTTCTGTGGTTACGTTTGTTTGATCACCTTGTTACCGCCAGAACAAAATTCCATGGAATTAACAAATTTAGTCATGGGCTATTTGGGCGGGTTGATTTCTGCGGTCATCTCATTCCACTTCGGTAGTTCTCAGAAACAGGATTAACCTATGAGCAAATTAATAGAACAACTTAAACGCCATGAAGGTGTGCGAACACACGCTTACAAATGTAGTGCAAACATGATCACTGTAGCAGTTGGGCGCAATATTGATGAAAACGGTGGCCTAGGGCTTTCCGTCGATGAAATTGAATATCTCCTTGAAAACGACATCAAGCGCTGTAAACAAGAACTTATTAGTTTTCCATGGTTTGCTGAAATTGATTCAGTTCGGCAGGACGCACTTGTTAATTTATGTTTCAACTTAGGTATGACACGGTTGCTCGGCTTTAAAAATGCGCTAACAGCGATGTCAGTAGGCGACTACGACAAAGCGGCTGATGAGTTTATGGATTCTCGATGGGCAGAACAAGTTGGGTCAAGAGCAGATGAAGTATGCGAGATGATTCGCACCGGTCGTTACGGAGAGGGGTATGCGTAATACCGTTCAAGCTCGTACTGTTGATGGCGATACTGAACCAACACATACAATAGAAGTTGTTTGTGCTCATTGTGGTTATGACCTTGACGAATCGGAGCTAGAAGCCGACACTTGTTCAAATTGTGGTCAACCTCTTAACTTAAAAGAGAGCGTATCTATACAAGTAACTACGTTACCACCCGTGTTTGGTGACACTCTGTAGGTGCGTTATGGCTCTAAAAAAGTTAGCTTTCAAAGCCGGGATCAATCGTGAAGTAACACGTTACACAAACGAAAACGGTTGGTACGAGTGTGATAAAGTTCGTTTTCGACAAGGATACCCTGAAAAAATTGGTGGTTGGGAACGCATTTCTACGTCTACGTTTTTAGGTGTTGCACGTTCTCTATCCAACTGGATAACTCTTGCAAGTATTAACCTTATTGGCGTAGGCACGCATCTCAAGTTCTATTTAGAGGAAGGTGGTGCTTACAACGATATCACGCCGATTCGAGAGACCACCTCTGCTGGCGACGTTACTTTTGCGGCCACTAATGGATCAGCAACAATAACTGTAACTGATACCGGTCACGGTGCACGAGAGAACGATTTTGTTACTTTTAGTGGCGCAACATCTCTAGGCGGTAACATTACGGCGACTGTATTAAACGCTGAGTATCAAATCGTAACGGTTCCAACTGCTAACACTTACACCATAACAGCCACAGCAACCGCTAATTCTTCAGATACTGGTAACGGTGGTTCATCAGTTGTGGGTGCTTATCAAATACGCACAGGTGAACCTTATGCGGTTCCTCTTGTTGGTTGGGGTGGCGGCACATGGGGCGCTGGTGTTTGGGGTACGGGCGGCACATCAAGCGAAGCTATTCGTCTTTGGAGCCAATCTAACTTTGGTGAAGATCTTGTCTTTGGCGCAAGAGGTGGAAGTATTTTTTATTGGGATGCAACCAACGGCGTTAGCACAAGAGGAGTGTTTCTAAGTTCATTGTCTGGCGCGTCTAATGTGCCCACCAAACAAAACTTTATTCTTGTATCTGACGTAAGTCGGTTTGTATTTTGTTTTGGCTCTAATCCATTAGGTTCTGCGACGTTTGACCCTATGTTGATTCGGTGGTCTGACCAAGAAGACCCTGCTAACTGGACACCTGCATCAACAAACCAAGCGGGCGATCTACGGTTGTCAAAAGGTACTGAGATTATTACAGCCAAACAATCACGCCAAGAAATACTTGTCTGGACTGATTCGTCACTTTATTCGCTTCAGTATCAAGGTGCACCAATCGTGTGGAGCACTCAGTTAGTCGGAGACAACTTATCAATCGCTTCTCAAAATGCGGTAGCGTTCTCCAACAATGTTGCTTACTGGATGGGGCGAGATAAGTTCTATGCTTACGATGGACGTACACAGACATTGCCTTGTGATGTTCGTCGATTTGTATTTAATGATTTTAACGACTTGCAGTATGAACAAGTTTTTGCTGGAACTAACGAGGCTTACCACGAAGTGTGGTGGTTTTATTGTTCTGCAAATAGCAAAAGTATTGACCGGTATGTCATATACAACTACCTCGAAAAAACTTGGTATTTTGGCACTATGGCAAGAACTGCGTGGTTGGACTCTGGGTTACGTGAGTACCCGTTAGCAACGACATATACGCATAATTTAGTCAATCATGAGTTTGGTAATTTT